ACTTTTTATCAGCTATTTTGATCATTAGCTAATAGTTACTTTGCTAATAGGCCCTGTCTTTTGCATGGTTGCCGACCAGTTGCTGGCTTCGTTTTTTGGCCCGTTTAAAGTAAGGTCAGAAAGTAAGGCGTCAAACTGAAATGCTACATCCCCGTTTTCCTGTAACCCAAAAATGATAGTTACTGCTGTACGAGCTGCGCCAAAATCAAAGATTTCTTCAAAGCCCTCGGTTGCTACTGGGTCATAGTTACCCTCAACTGTAGCCGTAGCATCGTCCTCTCCAGACAAATACTCTTTTGATTGATTGCTATCCTTAGTCGTGATGTCAATCATGTCATAGGTAACATTTAAGTCACTTGTTAAGGTGCCATTTATAATAGTGCTACCCTTTTTAATTAGCACATCATCTCCTTTTACTACTGCCATTTTTATATGGATTTAAATTATTTCTTCTACTAAAAACCTAAACCTTAACACCCTCCGCTCTATTTTTCGCGTTTGGTCGTCCTCAGAAAAGGCCGATATATTTTCTCGGTAAAGATAAGCATTATTAAAAATTGGGCTCAAATCTAAAGTACCCCCAATCATAGGCTGCAATAAATTACATACCTCGTTTGATATACCTAATACTGGCCCCTGGCTTCCGGCATTTGTATTAAAGGATGTAAACACTTGGATTTGAAAATAGCCCTCAGTCATAAACCTATCTTTTAGGTCTTGATTGGTTTCAACCACTTCATCAATATAGACGTACATTCCTGCCACGTTCTTAGGTAGGACTGAGTAAACAGGTATATCCCGACCTTGATAAGTAATATTCCCGTTTAAGGCCGCAAAAACGGCCTCTTTAATTTTCTGCGCTGGCGATTGCATCTAGCTCTTTTTTTCCGATCAAGGTAGTTAAATATTGTTTATTAGTCTTTTGTCCACTAAAATTATCGTACTTCCAAATGTTGACTTCGGTCTTAAAATCTATTACAGGGGTTTCATCGGTACGGATTATGTGTGTATCGTATCCCTTGGTTTCTAGTTTGCACTGACTCACATAATCTAGCCCTTTTTGTAAATCATCAATCCAGAGTTTAAATTTACATTCGGTAATTGCTTGCTTGCTTATAAATCTTCCCGCTCCTACTACTTTATTCTTTCCGTTGCTAATATTAAATAGCTTCCCCTCTTTTTTAGCGATGCTCCAAAAGAGTAAATTATCCACACCAAAAACATCGTAATCGTTTTGCATTGCATGGGCCGCGTAATGCAAATAGTAGTTAGTTATCACATCATCACTACCTAGCTGAACAATGTAATCGTATTCAATATTTTTTGTGGCTTCTAGGCCTTCATTGTGCTTTTTGCCCAGCTGATCATTATCGGAAATAGTATAATTAACACCTATACTTTCAATGAATAAAACATCTTCTTTAGTACTGCATACCGCAAACGGAATAAACTCAAACATGTCGGGCCAGTAGGCGTTAATCCGATCAATCCCCTCTTTCCATATTTTTACGACCTTATGCCGCCCCCATATTGGGGTAAATACCAAAACTTTAAAACTTGCGGCCATGCTCTTTAAATAATTTATCAACTCTCTTTTTTAGCTTAGGCCACTCTTGATTAATCGCTGGGAAAAAGAACGGCTGAGGGGCTATATTTACTTGTTTTATTCCCCGGCCTCTAAACTGAGCTGCATAACTTGCAGGAAATCCAGCATCTTTCAACCATGTTAGATTTACTTTTCGGCCTGTTCCAAACTCCTGATAAGCTGAATAATTAGCCTCACTTCTAATGCTCCAGTTTAAACCACCTTTTCGTTTTTTTGGCCGGATGTTAGCTCTTAAAAATCCGTCATTAACTGGGGCTTTAACTTTTGCCACGGCCACGGCATCATAGGCTGTTTGCCCTAGCTCTTTAGCCACTTCTGTTTTTAGCTTACCTCTGAACCTCTTTAACTTAGAGGTCATGCGTCTGATTTCTTGCTGGCTAATTTTAGCGTTCATGTCCTGCGAAAATATCCAACTATTTTAAACACTGTATCGTTTTGCTCCACCACACTATGTAGGATAATCCTCCGGCCTTCATGGACTATGCTGTAATTCTCATCTATTAATCCAGCGTAAACGGCTGTATTAAAGTCTATCGGGTCAAAATCTGCGCTATCAAAATCGCCTGGCTGTTTGTTTTTCCGGCTCCTTATTTGAATTTCATAAAGCATGTCAAAAGACAACTGGCCTATATTGTAGGTTCGGCTACTTTTTACTTGCCGTACATTGGCCCAAGTGTCTAACTGATGCACCCACCCCGCGCCCGTGAAACCACCTAAGCCATCGGGCGTACCGTTGCTGATTCGGTATACTTTAATGCGCTGGTTTAGCTTCCCAATATTCATTAGCCAAAGGTTACTTTAAACGGTTTGAGTTTGGCTGCTGTACCTATGCTAAATACCTCTCTAGCATCACCCATAACCTCGTTTTGTCGGTGTTCATACATATCCCCTACTAATTGGGCAATACCATCCTTAATACCCTTAGGAACACTGGTAAACCCTGTTTTATATTGCACCTGAATAATACCCTGTGCCTGCTGGTTTAAGCTGTATGGCTGGCCGACTGTGATGCGCTTTTGCTTTAAGCCAAATACATTGTATTGATTGCTGGTTAAGGTTGTACTTTGAGCTTCGCTATTAATTGTTTTTACTTCATCAATAGTTCTTACCGGGCCAAAGGGCAACGGAATGACCACGCGGCTATTTTCAACATCGCCCTGATCAAAGTTCCAAAATTGCGCTGTTATGGTTTTACTGACAATGCTTTGGTCAATGAAAGCCTCGCAAACTTCACGGGCCGCGCTTATTGCCTGCTCAATAATTTCATCATCAAAAGAAAAATCTACGCGGCAATATTTTTTAGCATAGTCTACACTAATAGGTTCCGCGCCTGTAATTTGTTCTATGTGATCTATTTGCATAGCAATTCAATTAGCTCTGCTTTTTTTAAGCTAGCCTGATACCCTGGTAATTCTTTAGCCTGTTCTTTTAGCTGAGCTTTAGTTTGCAATTTTAACTTTTCCGGAGTTTGCAACTGCGGCTTAAACTCTTTGGTTTGTTTTTCCACCTTAGGGCTAGTTTCGTAATTTTCAGCAACCGAGCATCCTATTAGGTAATTAGCAAAATCCGGGTGCATGTCAATTACTTGTCCTTTCTCTAATAATTCGCCTTTATTGTTGTGGGTAGTGCGTTTTATTCTAACTTTCATAGTTTCCTATTTACTCCAAAATTAAACAAAAAAAGGGAGCCGTATAAACAGCCCCCTTAATTGGAATATGCTTTGTCCTAATTACTAGGAAATTGCAGCATTGATGTCCGAAATGCTATCGTAAAAAACAGCATCGGGATATTGCTTAGTTAGGGCTACACGCTCCTCAATCACCACGGTAACAAGGTTCTTAATAGCGTTGTCCTGATCTTGATCAAAGAAACGAACACTAAGCCCGGTACGTTGATACATGGTAGCTGCCTTGCGAATTTCTGCGCCAAACAAATCACCCGAAGTGATGGCAGTGGTAACACCTGTTCTCACTCCGGCAATGGTCAGCTCTCCGTTGGCTCCAACGTTAAAGCCTAAACGGTTAAGGAACTGCTTATCGGCATCAACCGCGGCAATGGTGTTGTAGTAATCAACCGGGTTAAGTAGGAACAAATCGCCCATGTACTCCTTAGTGGCAAGTGCCTGAAGCACGGCCATAAAAGGATGAATGTCGTTCTTGTCCGCACTTGCAACACTTAAAGAGGTGTCAGCAGCTGTTAGTACGTCAGCTCCATTGGTTAAACCATTAATCTGATTTGAACCGTTACCGTAAAGTAATTGCTGATCCTCGATGTCATACAAATCCTCAACTCCTTGCTGAGTTAAAAAAGTAGACAGGGCAGGGATGTCATTTAGCATTTCTTCACTTACGCGGATGTGATGGGCTATTTTTTCAGCCTCTGCGTATTGTACAGACAAATCCTTAGTAGTTTCAGGCTTGGTAGCTGCTTCCTGTACTACTGCGGCTCCGCTAGTTGCCGCTGTCCCTTTTAGGAAAGGTACGCGGTCTCCGCTCATAGTACCTTGCGCCAAAAATTGACGGATGCGGTTACGTCTCCGGGCTGGCCCAAAGATACCAGGCACATAGGCGTTATCTACCACCTGACCAGTAGTGTTTCCACTAAAGGTCATCGTTTTTAACTCAAATGACTTAGCCTTAATGCCAGACTTATTTTTAGCGTAAGTTTGAAAGTCCTCGTCTTCTTTAAGGTCTTTTTCCAACATACCTTGTACGCTTCTGCCCATAGCCTCACCTGCGCCCATGCCTTGCTCCTTGAGCTTCACTAGCTCAGATTGTAGCTGGTCTAATTCTTTTTGGGCTTCTTCTCCGCTTTTCTTTTGGGCAGTTTCCCACTCAGCTAATTTCTTTTCTAGGGTCTCTTGCACCTCTTTTGCTTTGGCCTCACTACCCTCAGTAGCGGCCTTTACTTGTAGCTCAATGTTCTTGTTGATGTCCGACTTGAGCTCTTTTAATTGTTCTTCTAAAGCCATTTTCTTTTTTGCTTTTAAATTGATTTCCAAATTTTCATTACATCTACATTCGGCTCTTTAGGCGGCTCTGCTGAGTGCTTTTCTCTATACGAGTGAATAAGTGATTTTAATTGATGCAATTTTATTTCTAGCAGTTGATAGGTTTCATCCCGCATTTCGCCTTTGCGCAATACTTTGGTAAACACATCTATCTCCTGAATTAAATCGTCCTCTTGTTCTACGGTTAGCCCTTTCATAGTTACCGGGGTTTGGTCATTGGCGCCAAACATTAAGGTACTACCCTCAAACAGCATAACCTCTTTAATTTCGTTGTAGTCCCCTTTATTTACCGTTTTCCCCTGCATGGGTAAAAACCCCACTGAATGCTCTCGTAATATACCCTCTTGCATTAGCGTTAAGGTGTCTTGGGCATATTGTGTCTTGCTAATCTGACTTACATAAGCTAGCCCTTTATCGTCCTCATACAACTCTTTTATTAATGCTATTGGCTGGCTGGTCTTATGATCTCGTAAATGCGCGATTTTTCGGTTGCCACTAGACTGTGGCCCGCGTTCCTGTATACTCTTGCTAAATGCTCCTTTTACAAAAACATCCCCATCGGCATCTTTATTGCCAAAAGCCGCAAAATAGCCGGAAACTACCCCGCTAGTGCTGTCAATGTCTTTTATCTTTAATTCGCAATTTTTAGTCTGATAAAAATTCACGCTTCTAAATTTGCTGTAAAGTTAAATATTTTTTACGACTACCGTCCTGCCAGTCTTTCGCTGATATACGCAACACTGCAACGGCAATTGCACACCTCCTCTGCTGGCGCTCCCGCTGCTCCTGGTTCTTGCATTGGAACGCCTCCTACATCAAAGGGTTGGCCCTTTAACCTCACTTGCCCATCTGCAAAACGGTGGCTTGGCCTTTCTCTTCCATCGGCTGCTGCTACCCACATTTTGCGCAACGGTAAACCCGTGGCCTCCGCCCCTATACTTGCCCCTCTATTTGCAGCGGTATTTACTTCGGTCCGGGCTATTAATTCCGCTCTCCATAGTCTTTTCCGCCACTCGACAGGAAAACGATCTTGCAAAAGCCTTGACGCCTCATTAACACCTATTCCTTCTGCTATGGCCTGCTCTGTAATCTCATTGATTATTTTTAGGGCTTCCCTTCGGCTGGTGTCGGTAATGGTGACTATTCGGCCCCCTGCTTCTGTTAGCACGTAATCTCTTATAGCGCTTAGCCATAGGCTTTGGTAATTTTCTGGATCATCAACAAGAGTCCGTTCTTCTTTAGTAACTAGCCCCTTTATTTTTTTTAGGTTGGTGATTGTTTGCTTGCTAAACCAACTACCAACTTCTTCATAAAGTGCAAAAAAGCTATTTTGAATTGGTTCGGTCTTTACTAGGTTGTTTACCCTGTCTGCTAGGTTTTCCATCCCGGTTAACTGTGCCGCTTCTAATATAGGCTCCACTTGTAAGTCTAAAGCCTTGCCCATTTCGGTAATGTACTTGCGCTCAAACCTCCGCTTTCGCCTGTCTACCTTTAACCAGTATATCTGCCTTTGCCTTCTATTCATTAAAATAGTCTGATTTACTAGCTTGCGCCTGAGCGCTGACATCCAAGCTCTTTAATTCTTGGCTGCCAATTAAATTTTGAGGTATAAAATAAGCGTCTAAACTCTCATCTACTTCTTCGCCCATTATTTCCTGTTTGCGCTGAGTTTTTATCCAGTAGGCATCTTTTAGGCTGTTTACCAACTCCGCACGGTCTTGTTGCAGTTCTTCTACATTACTGGTATCTGGTTTTAAGACTAAATTTTCACCGTAGGCTGGTAGTACTTGCCTTGTAAATTCATCGCAAAAAGATTTAACATCCGGCATTATCCCGTCCGTGTATGCTCTTTTTCTTGCCTCGGCTACGTTGTTGTAGGTGGCACTATCCTTATCCCCAAAAATTTCAGAGGGTATCTTGTAAATTCGGCAAATGTCCCTAAAGTTAGCCTGAGCGTCCTCTAGCATTTTTAGGTCTGCCGGACTCACAGCAAAGTCAACATACCCTAGCTCCGCGCTTGTAACAAAGATGCGGCCCCTATTATGTGCGCCTTTAATCTTTTTATCAATATCGCGATTAAATTGGGCTAACTGTTCTTTAGTCATTTCTCCAAGCAACGGATCTACTTCCTTTCCGTGCTTTTCATAAAGTAGCCCAGCCGCTCCCATGTTTTCAAAAGATTTCTTTCCAGCCGTAATGTTTTCGTTAGACTTTTGTATTAAACGCCACCCCGCTTCAATCGGGCTTAGCCCGTACAGCTCTGCGCCATTGTTGTAGTAATACTGAGCGTATTTGGAATGTATGACATTTTCCTTGCTAAAGGCCATCGCCTGCTCATCGTAAATAATTTTATATCCTTTTACGGGCTGTAAGGTTCCGCCCGCTACTATTTGAACCCATTGCGAAGGTAATACGTGCATCTCTGCTACCTTCCCTTTATTGCGGCCAAACTCTAGCTTTGGAGCATAAATGTAGCCGTTCCCTGTTATCGCTTTATAACCGTAAAATTGCTCAAAAAATTCCGACTTTCCCTGTTCTTTGTTTGGGTTGTAGATTAACTCTAGTGCCTCATGGTCGTCTAGTTTGGTAAGTTTCCCGCGCTCATTTTGGTACACGGCATAGTCTAACCCTGCGCTTTTTTGTGCCTTCCAGCTGACTACTGAGTAAAGTTGGTGATTGTAATTGTAGCCTTTTGTTATGTAATTTTCGTCATTTGCATCCTTCCAAAGGGGCATGTTGTTACCTAAGAATTGATAAACGGCTCTATTTACTGCCTGCGTATACTTAGATGGTGTCTCCTTTTTACGCAACGGATTAAACAGTTTTTCCAAAAAACCCATAAAATTTTTTTGTAAAATTAACGAATTACGCCCATACAAAATTTCGCGTTACTTTATTGCTTAATTCCGTCAATCCCCAAACCAAAGCATCAACCCGGTCTGGGCTGTTTTGCTGCTCGTCAGGGTTCCAGCTAATCATTTGTGCCTCTAGTCGTGAAAAATGGCCTACATGGTGAACCTTGCCTTGTTCGTATAATCCGTAAATTGGTTCCGCTCTAACGTGCTTACCTCTAGTTGCCCTTACCATTTTAACCCTCCGCTGCTTGTCCACTTGCTTAATGTTACTAGCTACTAGGTCATGTCCTTGATTGCCCTCCGCTACATAGGCCTCGGCATTATGGCTTTCGGCTGTTTCTAAGGCTACCTGCGCCCATTCGTTGGGGCTATACCTTCCGCTGCTATCTTCAATGACATAGTAATCGTTGTTCTGTCCCTGGGCTACTAATACTATCCCCGTTTCATCGCTACTAGCGTTGGCCGTTACCGCTGGATCAATGGCCACTATTACCCTTTTTAGTTTCGGCAACTCCTTAACCCTAGCTTGGTTGATTATGCCCATATTCCAAAGTAACCCTTCTGCGCTATCAATCCACTCCCCTAAAAAAATATGATTGTACCGAACTATGTTAGTCGCTTTCATGCGCTCGGCCTGCTCTAGGAAACTAGGACTAAGGTTGTGGGCGTTGTCTAAGTAGGTGGTGTGAATGTAGGTGGTATCAGCTCGCTTTGGCTCTACAAATTTACTATAAAGCATGTGTTCCCTATTGCTAGGGTTCATTATCATAATAACCCTATTCGGTAATGTCTTATGCCTGATTGATAAATCTATTCGGTCAAAGGCATCCTCATCAAAAAACTCTTCACTTTCATCGATTACCCAAGTAGTAACGCCTTGTATTGATTTTAGGTTGGCCGTTGCCGTCCCCTGGCTGGTTTTAATACCCCTGAATACTATCCGGCTGCCGCTATGCTTGTTTACTATTTCGGTTTTGGTTATCTCAAAATCCGCCTCTAAATTTAAAAGGTCAATCTTTTCAAGGTACTCCGGGATAATGGAAATGTGAGCAGAAACTAATGTCCAACGGGTAAACAGTATTACATGGCCTGCCTCATAAGTTAAATTGAGTAAAAAGGCTGAAACGTGAAATGACTTTGCGCTACCCCTGCCCCCTGTAATAAAGTGGTACCTAGTGTCGGGCTTTTTTTTAAATAGCGGCCTGTATGGTTTTAGTAGCTTCATTCATCGTCTCCGTCTACCCATTGAATTGGCGGTGCTTTAATGCTTTCGCCCTTACTTGTTAAATCGGTGTAGTGCTGGTTTAACTTCTTATGCTCCTCTGTATCGGATAGCAAACGCATTGCTGCTACTTGTAAAGTAGGGTTATCGGACTTTATCCACTTGTTGAGCATATATCCTTTGGCGCTGCTTCGGTTGCGGTCTAGGGCTTGCCTTATGTCGTGTAACTCGTGTAAACCG